GACGTGGAGATGGCTACGCCCCATCTCACGGCCACCGAGTTTGACGATGCGCTGGCCGGGATCGACCGCGCCCGACTGGTGACCTCGGTCGTTTCGACCCGCGGCACCAAATACAAAATCAACGACGCCGGGCAAGCCTGGCTGAGCGAAAACCGATAATGGCCCGCAAGGAAAACAGTAACAGCCTGGCCTCGCGCCTGGAGCCCGAGGAGTTCGACCAGCTTCGGGAGTGGCTGAGCGTGGCCAACATGAGCTACGCCGATGCGGTGGAGAAGTGCGAGGCTGAGTTTGGCGTATCGACCTCGGTGGGGGCGCTGACCAACTTTTTCCAAAAGCACTGCGTGGGATTCAAGCACAAGCGCGCCCGCGATTTGGCCGGAGATGTGCGCAAGGTTTTCGAGGCGGATCCCGATTGCGATTTTAATGAGCTGACGCTGAAAAAGATCGAGCAACGCGCCTTCGAAGAAGCCTTTGCCAAAGACGCCGACGTGGCCGACCTGCAGGCGCTGACGAAGATCCTCGGCGACTCCCGCAAGATGCAACTCGAATGGGAGAAGCTCGACGTGCAGAAGCGCCGCATCGAGCTGCTGGAGAAAAAGGCCGCCGCCTTTGACGAGATCGGCAAGACCGCCGAAGACGATAACCTCACTCCCGAGCAGCGCCTCGATAAAATTAGAAAGGGGCTCAAAATCTAAATGGCCGCCCTTAACATAACTTGCAAAGGCGCTGCAAAGTGCGTGCCCGCCGACCCCGGCAAGATGCTGCTGCCCTTCCAGGAGGATTGGCGCAGCGACCGCTCCCGCATCAAGCTCGCCGAGAAGTCGCGCCAGATCGGCTGGACCTGGACGGACGCGCTCGACAGCATGGAGACCTGCGTGGGCCGCGAGCTAGACGTATGGGTCAGCTCTCGCGACGAGCTACAGGCCAAACTCTACATCGACGACGCCGCCCAATGGGCCAAGACCTACCAGGCCGGGGCCGATGCCCTCGGGCTCGTCGACATCCTCGACGAGCAGGGCAAGTCCCACCAAGCGCAAGTGCTGCGCTTCCCCGGCGGGCAGGCCATCCACTCACTCTCCAGCTCGCCCGATGCGCAGGCAGGTAAGCGCGGCACCCGTAAGCTCGACGAGTTTGCCCTGCATAAAGATCCCCGCCGCCTCTACGCCATCGCCTATCCCGGCATCACCTGGGGCGGGCAGCTCTCGATCTTTTCCACCCACCGGGGCCGCCACAACTTTTTCAACAAGCTCGTCGAGGAGATCCGCGAAGGCGGCAACCCCAAGAAGATTTCCCTGCACCGCGTCACCCTCCAGGACGCGCTCGAGCAAGGCCTCCTCTATAAGCTACAGCAGCGCCTACCCGCCGGTGACGAGCGGCTGGAGATGGACGAGGCCGACTACTTCGACTACATCCGGGGCGGCTGTGCCGATGAGGAAAGCTTCCAGCAGGAGTATATGTGCATCCCCGCCGACGATGCCAGCGCCTTCCTGTCCTACGATCTGATCGACCCCTGCACCTATCCTCTCGCCGAAGACTGGGAGCGCACGCCCCGCGAGCTGGCCGACGCGGTCGATGATCTCTATGTGGGCGTCGACGTGGGCCGAACCAAGGACCTCACAGTGATCTGGGTCATGCAGCGCAGCGGGGGCCTGATGCTCACGCGAGCCATGGTCACCCTCAGCAAGCTAACCTTCACTCAGCAGGAGCACATACTCTACGAATTTCTCGGGCTGCCACGTATGCGCCGCTGCTGTATCGACTCCACGGGCCTCGGCATGCAGCTGGCCGAGCGCGCCCAGGAGCGCTTCGGGAAATACCGCATCGAGGCCGTCAATTTCTCCGGCCCGGTCAAAGAGGAGCTCGCTTATCCGGTGCGCAGCGCGTTCGAAGACCGCACCCTGCGCATCCCGAACGATAAGGATCTCGAGTCCGACCTGCGCAGTATCCGCAAAACCACGACCGCCGCAGGCAACATCCGCTTCGAAGCCGAGCGCGGTGAGAACGGCCACGCCGACCGCTTTTGGGCGCTTGGGCTTTCCCTCCATGCGGCGAAGAATACCGCCGCTCCCGCCGAGGCCGTAAACATCTGAAAATCGCCATGCTGACAAATCCCTCATATTTGCCCTACAAGGCCCCGACCCCCCGATGCAGCGTCAACGGACAAGCGACCCCTGCGGGCGATTTTGCAACGTATTCCCGTCGATTTGCAAAGGGGTCTCGTTTTGTCCGCGATCAAAAGGAGGCCGCCAGTGCGTAACCTCGTGAAAAGTCTGGGTTTTTGGCTGGTCGGCAAGGCCAGCTCGTCGAGTCGTTTCGCCTCGGAGATGGGTATCACGGCGCAGCAGCATGGCCACCTCGCCAATCCATACGGAAAATCTGTTTGGGTCAACCGCGCGATCAAGAAGATCGCCACCCCTATCTCCAGCGTCCCACTGGTCTTCGCCGATCCGATGAGCAAAGAACTGGTTGAGGATCCCGATCTCACTAATTTCTGGCGCGATCCTTTCGTCGACCTCACCTTTGAGGATGGCATCGAGGCCACCGTGGGCTGGCTCAAACTCAAGGGCGAGTGCTTCTGGGTGCTGCCCGACGAGTGGATGGTCCCGTTCCCCAGCGCCCGCGTGCTGGCTGAGACGAAGCTCTATATACCCAACCCCGAGCGCATGCGCGAAGTGGTCGAGGGCGGACGGGTGATCGCCTGGCACTACCAGGATGCCAACGGCCGCGGCCAGGTCTTCGATCCCGAGCAAGTCATCCAGCACAAATTCTGGAACCCGAAAAACCCGCACCGCGGCCTTGCTGAGATGAAGTGCGCGGAGATCGCGGCTGAGAGCGACTACCTGGCAGGCCAGATGGGGCGCAACCTCAACCGCTCCAATGGCGACCGGGGCGTTTACGTGATGGCTAAGGGCGTCGGAGTGACCGGCGAGCAGCGCGAGCAGATCATCGCACAGCTCCGAGCCAAGCAGCGGGCCAACGCCAACGGGCAGGCCATTGCCACGTTCCTGAATGGCGGCGACTTCTCGATCGAGGATCCCAAACTCCAGTCTCTCGACTCGGCCCAGCTGGCTGCGCGGCTGCATAACCGCCACGAAATCTTTATCGCCTTCGGCGTGCCGGCCTCGATGGCCGACGTGCAGGCGAGCTACAGCATCGGCGCGGCCAGCGACCGCTTTATCCTGATTGAGGATACCTGCATGCCGACCGGCAATAAGATCTGCGGCGGCGTAGAGAAAATCGCCTCACGAATGATCGGCCGCGACGTGCAGGCTAAGTTCGACTGGCGGCAGCATAGCGTCATGCAACAAGTGCGCGCCGAGCAGATGACCAATGTCGATACCCTTTGGAGCAAGGGCATGCCGATGAAGGAAATCAACGAAGTGCTCGATCTCGGCCTCCCTGAATACTCTGGATGGGAATTAGGCTACCTGCCGATGAATCTACTGCCCGCCGACCAAGTCTCCGCCGGATCGAGTGATCCGACGAACGATCCCAGTCTGGCCGAAGAGCGCAGCCCGGCACTGAAGGCCGCGCCAGAGGTCGAATCCATGCTCAGCGCCCTGCGTGCCCGCGCGGCGTCACCCGCATCCGCCCCGCAGACCCGCGCCGATGAAGATCCCGAGGCAGCCGCCGAAGACTTCCAGGACAAACGCCCCAAGCGCGAGATCAAGCTCTGGCAGGCGCAGATGACGGCCCGCCGAGCCACGCTGAAGAAGTATCAAGGCGCCTTCACGCGCACGCTCTTTGAGCAGCGTAAGCTCGTGCTGCAAAAGATCGACGAGCTTTACAGCAGCTCTGGCGAGGCCCGCGGAATCGATGGCACGGTGACCCGCGCCGCCGCCGGAGATCTGAACTTTACCCTGGGCGATTACCAGACAGCGCTCTTTACCGCCATGCGCCGGGTATCCACCGCCGCCCTACAGGAGGCCGGTGAGCAGGTCTACCGGGAGATCGAGCTCGACGATCCCTTTGTGATGGCCGACACCCGCGTGATCATGCACCTGCGGGCGCGGGAAAACCTGCTTAAAGGAGCGACCGAGGCCATCCACCGCGACGTGCTCGGCACACTCGAGGCGGGTATCCAGGCGGGCGAGTCGCGCGCCAAACTGGCGGCCCGTGTCAAAGCTACCTTCAACGGCATCTCCGACCGCCGCGCTCTGACGATCGCGCAGACCGAGACCGGCGCCGTCTTCTCCGCCGGACGCGAGGAGGGCATGCGCCAGGCGGGTGTCACCCACAAGCAGTGGATCACCTCGGGCAATCGCAACGTGCGCCCCGCCCACGCCCGCGCTAACGGGCAGACCGTAAAAGTCGACGAGGACTTCGACGTAGACGGCGAGCCGCTCGCACATCCCAACGATCCCAACGGATCCGCCGAAAACACCATCAACTGCCACTGCATCCACATCGCCGTCAAGGCACCGAAGGAGGGCTGAAACCTGAGACCTGAATTATTATGAGCAACGAAATTAAAAAAGCCTTTGAAGCCATGCGCCAGCGCCGCGCCGCCGACACGCACAATATCAACCTCGGCCTAGGCGAAGGTGCCGAGCCCATCGCCGGTGATATGCTCCGCCGCACCCTCCACCCTGAGATCCGCATCGTCGACGCGGCTAAGGGCATCGTCGACTACATCGCCAGCGACGAGACGATCGACAGCTACTACGAGGTCGTCCGCGCCGCGGGCTGGAAGTTCGACCGCATGGAGAAGAACGCGCCCTTCGTCGACTCGCATAACTACAACTCCATCGAGCGCTTGCTCGGCAAAGTCCTCTCCTGGGAGATCAAAGACGGCCAGCTGATCGAACGCGTGCAGTGGGCCAAGGATGATCCGGAGCACAAGCTCGCCTCCATCGGCTGGAAGCTGACCGAGGCCGGATTCCTCAAGGCCGTCTCTGTCGGCTTCTTTCCCACCAAGTGGGTCAGCCGCTACAGCGACCAGGAGCCCTTCCTCAAAGAGCTGGAGAAGCTCGGCTACGATACCGACTCGAAGATCCGCACCATCTACCTCGAACAACAGCAATACGAACTCAGCGCCTGCATCATCGGCGCAAATCCGAACGCAGTGGCAAAGGCCTATAAGGCCGACGCCCTGAGCGATGAGGATCTCGAACAACTTTCCGCAACCACCGAAAAACTCACCCGGACACGTGGCCTCCCGCCTGGCACCGCCGCGCCGTCCTCCCGCCAGGCAAAGAGCGAATCGGCGTTTTTGCGGAGTCTGAACAGCCTGCTCAATAAGTAGGCATCCCATACCTAAACAAAAAATCAAAGACCACGATTATGAATACATTCCTTCTCATCCTTCTCACGCTGGCCGCTCTCGCGGTGGCCACCTCGCCTTGGCTCCGCGCCTCGCTGAAAGACTCTCTCGGCCTCGGCCTCGAGCGCATGGCCTACGCCATGGGCGCGCTCGCCTACTTCGACGATCCGGACTTTGAAAAGAAAGTCCTCGGCGGCGTCGAGAAAATCACCGCCGACCAGGAGGCCACCACGAAGAAGCTGACCGAAGTCGAAAAGCAAAACAAAGAGCTCACCGATAACTTCGGCAACCTCCAGAAAGAAACCAAGCAGGCCTTCGAGGATCTGACCAAGTGCAAAGACACGGCGAACGACCACGCCAAGACGCTGATCGCCATCAAGCGCGTGCAGACAGAGATGCGCAACGAGCGCCGCATGGGCTGGGGGGACCCCCGCCAGCGCCTACTCGGCAGCGAGGAAAACCGCCTCCGCATGAATGCTGAGATACGCCGCCTCTGCGATCCAAAGAGCGAGGGCATGTTCAAGAGCTTCATGGACCGCGCAGAGGTCAAGTCGCTCGACCTGGAAAGCACTCCCGGATCCACGCTCATCACCACCGGGCTGGCCCGCGAGATCTACGATCTCCTCGAGTCCTACGGCGCCTGGTCTAGCCTCGGCGTGCGATCCGTGGGCAACAAGACCACGAAGTATCCCATCCAGACGGCCCGCCCCACGGCAAAGTTCGTCCGCAAGCTGGCCAACCGCAAGCTCGTCGCGGATACCGATAAGGAAGGCACCTCTGCCGATGCCGTTGTCGAGATGATCGGCGTGCTCCTGCTCGCTGAGCTGGAGCTCCTGGAAGATGCCGAGGTCGATGTGGCTGGCAACATACTCGATGATCTCGTCGAGGCCGTGAACTACCGCATGGACTTCTGCGCCTTTGTCGCCGATGGCACCGACGATGCCCTACATGGGGAATATGAGGGCATCTTCGAAGGGGGCACCGCCTCCACCGCAACTGCCGGCCGCACCTCCGTCGACGCCCTGAAATATCAGGACTACCTCAACACCACGCTGGCCGTCGATGCCGCTGCACTCCAGCGCCAGCCCCGCTGGTGGATGCACATGCAGCAGCTCGTGCGCTCCATCGGCGTGACCGATGCCAACGGCCGCCCGATCTTCCAGACTGCCCTGGAAGCGCCCAGCGCCGGCGCAGTCGGCACGATCCTCGGCTACCCGGTCACTCCCGTGGCCGTCGCGCCCAATGAGGACGGCGCGGGCAAGAAGATCGCCGCCTTCGGCGATCCGCAAAGCTACATCGTCGCCGTGCGCAAGTCCATCGAGCTGGCCCAGAGTGATGAGTATGCCTTCGACGAGGTGAGCCGCGCCTACCGCGGTATCGCCCGCGCTGGCTTCGGCTTCCGCAAGGCAAGCGGCATCGCCGTGCTCACGACCCCCGCTAGCTAATTGAGCTGAGGCGTCGCTAAACGCACAATCCTATCAGGCCGCCTTCTCCCGCCAGGGAGTCGAGCGGCCTTTGGGGTGTCACCTATTCGATAATAAATCCAACCCATCAAAATACCATGGCTAAAGAAACCAAAGACACACCCGCAAAGAAAACCGCGCCACGCCGCCACCGCATGATAGTGGGCCGCCAGCCCATCCACGAAGACGGCCGCTTCTGCGCCCCCGGCTCCGAGGTCGAGCTGAGCGCCGCCCGTGCCAAAGCTCTCGGCAACCTCGTCTCCCCCGCAAAAGGCGATTCCAGAGAGTCCAGCGAGGAATAAGCTGCGGCCTTCGGCATCCATCCTCCGTCCTCTAAAATGTATACCACACTCCAGCAGCTCAAAGCCTACGTGCTCCCAAAGCCCGTGCAGACACGCACCGATTACGATGCGGCCTTGCAGGATATCGGTAACGGTATTGCAGAGCGCTTTAATACGCACTGCGACCGCGAGCTGCTGCGCGGTGATTATACCGATACTATCGCTGGGGACCGCCGCATCCATGTGCTGCGCGCCTACCCGGTCGAGGAGATCACCACGGTGGAAACGCGCGGCGACTATGGCGATGCCTGGTCGGCCGAGTCCGAGATGATCGACCGGCTCAGTGAGGAATCCGGCCTGGTCGAGCTTGCCTTGTCGGATTTCGGCGTGGGGGCCCAGCTGCGGCTCAACTACACCGGCGGCTACTGGGTGGATCTCACCGGTAGCGACACGCTGCCCTCCGGAGCCACACCCATGCCTGCGGATCTGCGCCTCGCCTGGCTCAACCAGTGCAAGCATATCTTCGACTTGCTCGATAAAGATGGCGATAGTTTCCGCGGGGCCGACCGTGGCCTGGGCGGCGCGCTCGTCTCACTCATCGGGATCGACCTGCTCAGCAGCGTCGAGGCCACGCTCCGCAAATACAAGCGCTACCAGATCATCTGATATGAGCGACTACTCGGCAAACATCGAACTCACCCCCGAAGCGCAGCGCATCCTCAAAGCGCTCCGCACGCTGCCCGAGCGCATGGGCACCGAGGTGGCCAAGGTGCTCGACCTGCAAAACGAGCTCACCGTAGGCCGCATCCAGCGCCGCTACATGAGCCGCCGGGGAGGTAAGACATTGGGCGTCGTGACAAACCGCCTGCGCTCCTCTGTGTGGGCGAGCCGCGCCCAGGTATCCGGGCAGGATGTGCGCTCCTCGATCGGTAGTAATGTCGAATACGCCGGGGTGCATGAGTTCGGCTTTCAGGGGAGTATGAATATACGGGCCCATACCCGCCGGATTGATCAGGCCTTTGGCGTGCCGCTCCCCGCCACGGTCAACGCCAATGTCCGCGCGCACTCCCGGCAGGTCAAGTTCCCGGAACGCGCGCCCATACGGCGCGGCCTGCGTGACCGCCTGCCCGAATACGGCCGTGAGATTTCTGATGCCCTTGTCCGCACCGCTATTGAATCATGAAGACACTCGAACAATCACAGGATATCGTTCTCGGAGCACTCCAGGCGCTGCCCCGCTTTGCCGACCAGGGTATAGTCTTCCTCTCGCGCCGCGAGGGGCAGGTGCTCAACGATATCGACAGCGGCTACGCCCTGCACGATCTGGCCTGCTTCGTCTATCCCGTGGTGCCCGAGTCGATCAATGGCAACCTGCCCGGCCCTGTCTTCGATGCCATGCAGATCCGCGTCTCGTGGTTTGAGGATTACGACCGCCGCGAAGCGGGCAAGATGCACGCCGATGAGGCAGCCGTGCTCACGCTCCAGACACTCCACCACTACAGCATCTACAGCGACGGCGTGCACCTCATCACCGCGCAGGAGGAGGGAGCTGCCGAGTGGAGCCTCACCAAGGGCGGCCTCCAGCAGTGGGACTGTTATTTCACGTGCCAGCTGAGCCTGCCGAATATCAAGCGCACTCCCCGCCCCACCATCACCTACGATGCCGATACCGACCGCGTCACCATCGCATGCAGCGATACCGATGCCGCGCTCTGGTATACGACCGACGGCAGCTTCCCGCATCCCGAAAACGACGCGGCCAAACTCTATAACGAGCCGGTCACTTTCGGGGGCGTGATCGTCACCCATGAGGACGGCGTCGTGACCCACGGCGACCCATTTGATCCGGAGACCTCCACCGAGATCCGCGCCATCGCGATCAATGCCGCCAAGCTACCCAGTAATCTCAAATCCATCACGCTCTCCGAGCCCACCTAATCCAGCAAACCGACCGCACTATGAAAAAACAAGACATCCTCTCCGCTAAGGACATCGCCGCCGCTCAGCGCGTGCCCGCCTACCGCCACCCCGAGAGCCGCCGAACGGCCGCCCTCCACGTCGGCGATCAGGCCTACACCATCACCGGCCTGCCCTGCGGCCAGGCCGTGGAAAATGAGAAAGAAGAAAACGCAAAGAAGAAAGTATTAAAGTCCGCACCCGCGTCTCCCGCCACTCCCTCCAAAAAATCCTAAATCAACCCTCATCCTTAAAAAACTATGGACCGTACAAAAATACTAAAAGGCCCCGCCAAGATCGAATTTGGCGACGAAACATTCTACTCGCGCGGCGACGTCTCCGTGACCTTCGCCAGCGCGCTCTTCGAGAAGAGCAGCGCCGCCTACGGCCGCCACGGCCAGGGCGTCGAGGATAAGCAAGTGACTGTCGCGTTTACGCCGGTCACCTACACGGCCGCGCAGGCCGCGCTGCTCTGCCCCTACGCTACCACCGCCATCGGCACGAGCATCTACGGCGCGACCGATGCGCCCCTCGTCATCACACCGATCAACGGCCAACCGCTCACCATCGCCAACGCCGCAGTGACGACACCTCCGGGCATGCGCTTCAGCGCCATCCAGGCGCTCTGGAGTGGCGATGTCACCTTCACGGGTCTGGTCGCTAACGAGGCCGATCCCGGTCTCGCTGCCAGCTATTACAGCTGGGGCACGCTCGCCAGCGGTGAAGATATCGGAGCCGATTGGGATCCCGCTAAAGACATCTACCTCCCATACGGCGGCACCTACAAGACGGTCGACTACGCGGGCCTCAACGGATTCGCCATCGAGTTCGACCTCAGCCTCACTCCCTACAAGCCCGATAATCACGGCACGGTCGACATGCACATGCAGGCGCACACCGCCAATGTCACATTTGTCCCATCCGGCGCGAGCGAGGCGGAGATTGAGACGCTCATCAGTAACTTCGGCCTGGCCATCGGTGCCAGCGCCACGACGGGTGATTTCGTGATCGCCGGCCCCGACGAGGGCGACCTCCAGTTCACGCTCAAAAACGCCACCCCCGGCCCGGAAAACGCCCGCGCCTACGGGGCCGAGGCCGACCGCATCGGCGAGGTCACCCTGGAGGCCCAGCGCCGCGTAAACGCCGGAGCCCTCACCGCCCTCTACGAGTTCGGAGAAGTCCCCGCCTCCGGCTCTTAAGCATCCCGGATCGATCCCGCGCCCGCATCCCGCATCCCGTAACTCGCATCCCGTAACTCGTATCCCGTAATGCGCATCACCTACAAAGGCAGAGTGCTCGCCGACGGCGGCCGGGGTTCCCCCGTGGGGCTCGGGCTCGCTGCGGCGAAGGAGCTGCAAACGGCGGTGTATCTACGGGCAGACTACGGGCGGGTCTTCGACCGGGGTAACGCGCTCTTTACGCTAACATGGCAGCACAGCCGCCAGTTTGCCAGCGCCTCCCAGGCGCAGCACTGGGTCTGGCGCTTCGCGGACAGTCTGGAGATGGGCGAGGGCACTTTGCGCATCCAGTGCTCCGCCGGCACCGTGGTCGAGCTCTCCAGCGCCGTGCTCGAAGTGCCCGAATTGGTCGAGTATAGCGGTATCCGCGCCACCTACCGCTACAGCGCAACGGGCCGCGCCCTCACCGGGAGCACCCTGCCCGCCTGGTCGCTGGAGTCAGGGGGCAGCGCGGGCATCCGCTACGGAGGTAAGGTGCTCAGCGCCGGATCTGAGGCCAGCTACAGCAGCCTCAGTATCGGCGGTAGCCGTGTCACCGATCGCTCCAGCGCTCTGCGCGCCACCGCCGCCCGCGTCACGGATCGGCGTAACCGGCTCAACGTGATCCGCTGGGAGCAGGAGCGCGACTTCGCCACGGCGGACGAGGCCGAGCGCTACCTCCTCCTCCACGCCGGAGAGATCCCAAGTGGGAGCGCCGCGCTCACCATCACGCTCGACGATGGCACCCTGGTCACCCTGGCCGATGCCGTCCTCCAGCTACCAGATGCCTCACGCATCGCCGCCACCCGCGTGCGCCACAGCTACGAGGCGACGGGCCGCGCGATCTCTGCCGATGCCGCGCTGCCCGACTATATCGATCCCAACACCGGCACGGCTGTTCCGGCCGATGTCGTCGTCAACGGCGCCACCGGCGAATACGTCACCCACGATGGCGCGTTCGTCACCCATTCTTAAACCCAAGTCAAATCCACCTGAAACCACTATGAAACACCGATTCAAACGCATTGCAGTCATCGCGCTGGCATCCTCTCTCTCTCTCTCGCTCTCAGCGGACGACCTCACGACCATCCTCGAGGGAGCCGACTACGAGATCGCCCCGCTCGGCGATTGGGATTTCTCTGGGGCGAATACGTTTTTAATTCCCGCCGACTCAGTCGGCCCGACCGAGATCAGTCTCGGCTCCAGCTACACGTGGACTGGCCCTCACTCTTTTGGCCACAACGTGACCTTTTTGGACCAGTTGATTGCCGGGCAGGATGCTGTTATCACGGTCAATCCGGGCGATGAATTGGAGATCGGCGGGCAGAATGCCGGGTCGACTTTGTCCATCACCACCACTGAGCTTATTCTTAACGGCGCGGAGGTGCTTACCACGGGCAGCGGAGTAACCGAGGCAGAGGCCGACACCCGCGATGCCGCGACTCAGGCCGCTGCGGTGGCGGAGGTGCAGCCCGCGCTCGCGGCAAAAGCCAATTCATTCCCGCTGTCATGGGGGGGGCGGGAAAATCGCATCGATACAGCCGGCACCAAAGAGCTTTCGCAAATCACGGCTATTGCAGATGATACCGGGAGCCTGAACGGCCTGTATTTTCAACTCGGCGCAACGCCTCTGAGTAGCGCGGCGATTGACTACACGGCGAGCGCGAGCGAGCTAGTGGACGTTTGGTTTAATGTGGATGATGGCGGCACGGCTCCAGACACCGGGGACTCCGGAGGGGACAGACAGATCGAGGTAGCTATCAGCGAAGACGACACAGCGGAGACAGTGGCCGGTGCAATCGTCTCCGCGCTCAATGCAGATGTATCGTTTAGCGCAGGACGGGATGGTGCTGACGTGCGCATCCAACATTCTATCGCAGGAGCGCAGGCCGATATATCTGCGGGGGATAGCGGGATGACCGTCTCCGCGCTGATCGACGGATCGGGAGAGCTATCTGGCTCAAACAAATGGTATGGCGGAGTGCTGGCTCCGAACGGGAAAATCTACTGTGTTCCCCGAGATTCCACCTCGGTGCTAATCATCGATCCGGAAACTGATACGGCAGAACAAACCAGCATAACCGGACTATCTGGTTCGTCCAAATGGATTGGCGGAGTCCTGGCTCCGAGCGGGAAAATCTACTGTGTTCCGTTTAATTCCACCTCGGTGCTAATCATCGATCCGGAAACCGATACGGCAGAACAAACGTAAGCGTCACGCGAAGCACCCTCTGATTTATCTTGCTTCGTCTTATTTGTCGTAAGTGTCGTAGCTACGGAAGCTACGACACTTACGACTCAGGCCGCAGCTTTGTTCTGGCTTTTA